ATAATATAGCGGAACGATTTTAGAACGTCTTGTGAGAGGCGTTAGTTTTAAATTATAATGCATGTCATGTATTTTCAAGGATTCCGCAATATATCTGATTTTCTATGTTCCCATATCCCCCTATATCGCCCTATTTCATCCCCCTTCCGGCTGTCAAAAAGCTGTCAAATTTACAAACAAAACCATCTATTTTTTGTGTTGCTTTATCCAATCTTCCAATGACAACAGGCTTTTCTGGCATCCATTTCTCGCCCTATATCGTGACTTCTGATAGCCTTCCATAATTTCAGCACACTCAGGTGAGCAGTATAACCGTTTCCCACTTTTTGCAGCCGGCACCTGTTTTCCACATATCGGGCAGGTTCTAATTTCCACAAAATTTCTTTCCACTCCTTCTTCCGCGTTAATGATACGCCAGTACTTACGCACTGTTATTAGGCCTATTCCCGTATCTTTAACACAATCTGCACCCGTCCCATCCGGATTCTCGTTTCTCCATTTTCTTATGATTTCATATTTACTTTCACGGCGCAGCCATTCTTCATAGGATAGCGGGTTTCCTTCATGTCCACTTTCCTTGAAAAATTTTTTGTATCTACTATATCTTCGTCTCAAAGACCTGCATTCATCGCAGTAATCAAAATTAAATTGTTCTTCCGGCAAATTTGCTCCACACAATCTGCACTTCGTGTTCGGCGAACGATATGATGCGTTCCTATCTTCTCGGTACTGCTCTCCATATTTTTCGACAGCCCTGTAAATCCACCCTCGTGCCTTTTCTCGCTGATTTTTTCTGTATGCCTCTTCCGCACAATCTGAGCAATATTTTTGTCCCCCCGCCGAATATACAAATTCTTGACCGCAAACTTCGCAACGCCCTTTTGTCTCCCCTAGTATAACTGCTTTTCCCGCGCGACTTCTCTCTCTCCACCTCCGCATGTATTCTTTTTTCTTTTCGACCCTACATAACGGGCAATACAACGAACTCCCATTACCGATGTATTTTACGCCACAAATCGTACATACCTTCGGCATCAGTCTTGTTCCTGGTAAAAATATCTTCATGCTCACCCCTCCATCAAAAACAGCTCCGTACTCTCAGCAAGTACGGAGCTTTCTCAAATTTTCATTGCCCCAGCGTCTCAATGAGCTTGAGTCGCTGACCGATCGACATGCTCTCGATCAGCGTGCTCAGTTCAGCACGGTCTATTTCTGTCCCAAGCGCCGCATCCAACACATCCAGATGCAGCCCCCGGACTTTGCGGCGGTCGATTACACTGCCGCAAATCACTTCACCGAGGATCGCCATCTCGACCTCCGAAAAGTTCGGCAGCGCCTCGAGGTCGAGCAGGATGTTATACCTCCCGACGATCTCATCCAACCGGGCAGAGAAGTTGCCGCCCGCCTCCTTCATGATCGCGTCGAGGCGGTCAACGTTCTCGCCCGTAGAAATTGTTTTCTTTGCCATTTTTTATTTCCTCCTATTCGTCCTCAATGTCGGACACACTCAAAACAGGGGGCTTTCGCCCCCCCTGTTGTCTTATGCTACCTCTACTCGCCGGGCGATTGCTCGTCGAATGTCCTCCTTGAGCTCTGCCATCGTGACTCGCTCGGAGTACATCCCGACGGGGATAACGTCCGGGTCGTGGTACACCGTCCACGAGTTGTAGCCGAACGAGCAGTGAAGGTCGGTGTAGACCCGATCTTCCTCTAGGTCGTAGTGGACCTCGAGATACAGACCGTCGTGGCGGTCGTATTTCGGCATCTCGCCGACCGCAGTCTTTATGCCGTGGAATTTTCTCTCTGCCTTCATTTTGATTTCCTCCTCTTTCTCTGGGGGCTTGTGCCCCCTGACCTTTATTTTGATTGCATTATATCACGCGTATGTATCTTTGTCAATAGTTTTACGTAAATTTTTTTATTTTTTTACGTAAATATTTTAAGGAATAAAAATAAGCCCCAGAGCCGAAGCCCCGGAGCTATCGAAAACATTACCACTCTGCGACCGTATACATCACGCTGCCGCCCTTGACTTTTGTCGATTGCCCATGCACAAGCCCCTCCCAGCGGCCAAGCTGCAGACCTGCTGTCCAGTAGGTCTGCGTGTCAATCTGCGTAACACCCGCCTTGATCTTATGCGCCTTATTAAGGTTGATTTTATACACGTCGACTTTCTGCTCCTCCGCGGGGAGGTCTTTGCCGTCCTTATCCTTTGTGATCGGAGTAACCACGGTGCGATCACTCTTTTCACGCGCTGCCCGTGGCAGTGTAGGATCATCCTCTCGTATTTGCCGCTCGACGACCTGCGCGGCTCGTTCGACGTTTGGTGCGCTGACATGATACGTCACCGTAGGTGCACGCTGTCCCGCCTGTGCCTCTGCAAGGCGCTTTTGTAGTGCCTGCGCATTGGCGTGTGAGATATCGAGTTGCGCCCGCAGTGCTGCCGCGTCCTGCGTCTGCTCCTGTGTCAGGACTGCGGGCTTTTCCGCCGCCGTCTGCTCGGATGCAGATTGTCGGCCAACGGCATAGGCACTGCAGACGATCAGGATGCACAGGATCACTATCAGGGCTTTTTTGTTCTTTATAATGATATCTTTCACCCGTTCAAACATGATTTCCCCTCCTATACGCGTTCGTAGGTTGCCTCGAAGATATCCGGCTTACACGGGTACAGTTCACCTTTTACCCCGCAAATAACGTAGTCCCCCACGCTTACATGGTGATCTCCTTCCAAGGTCTTGATGTACAGTTCAGCACCCTGATAGTACATAATCCCTTCCTGCCACGCTTTTACCGCCCAATCAGGGACATAGTAATGCCCCTTGCTGTTCATGAGGTCTCCATCGAACTGAAAAGCCTCAATGATGACAGGTTTCTTCCGGAACTTCATCGTATGACTCATACTTTCCTCCTCATTGATTGGCGTAAAAATTCGCTTTGCCGACAATCTCATCCATCTGCGCAAAGAGATTCCTGCCGGGGCATGCCGTTGCCATCAGCTCGCGGTGCCCGACGATATGACCGCGGTCAATCGGCAGTCCATAATCCGCGCAGAGATTCGCAAGGAGCATCGCAGTGCTCTCGATCTGCGCGGCCGTCGGATAGCCGATTTCAAAATTCCCGCAGACGTGGATGCCGATCGTGTGGTAGTTTTCCCCCGACGCATGCGCGCCGATGGTCCAATGCGGCCGCCCGACCTCTATGGTTCCGTCCTTGCGGACGACATAGTGGTACCCGATGCACGTCCACCCCTGCGCCTGATGCGATGCGTTGATCTCCTCCGCGGAGAGGTCGTCATCGGTCGGGTTGCCAGTGTGATGCAGGACGATCATATCGGTTGCTCTGCGCGTTTGCAGGTTTCCCGCATCATACGTCAGATGCAGGTCCTTCAGGTTTACTCTTTCCATTATCCTTGTCCTCCTTCTCTTCGTATTGGTCCGGGATTCCGTTGTTATTTTGGTCAATAAACGCTTTGGCCAAAAAACCAATCGCCGCAATCCATGCCGCCCCGCTGATCTCGTGGAGAAAATTTCGGAACTCCACGAGATCGGGCCGCAGCGCAGTATACCAATCATAGAGCCATGCGCTAACGTAGATGGTACAGCCGATAACGAGCATCGCCGCATACCATACTATGTAACGCATGGCCGCATGACTTTTGGTCATGTTGCGCAGGTACTTTTTGCCTTTCCTGAGCCACTGTGAGACTTTGAGCATCGTCTCACCTTCCTCCGAGCGCCCACGTCAGAATCGACGCGAAGATGCCGACGATGGTCGTACTCATCCCAATCGTCCAACAGACGTCATGCTTAAATTCGTCCAGCCGATGATGCGCGGACTTTGTGCTTTCTTCCAGACGGGCAATCCGCTCATTGATTGCATAGAGCTGATCGCGTCCCATCGGCAGTTTTTCCGCAAGGGTCCTAATCTGCGCTTTGATGCTCTCGAGCTCGGCCAGTATTTCTCCTCTTGCCACGTTGCGCCTCCTAATTGTTTCTTTATACATAGGGGCGCTATTCCGACGGAGTAACACCCCTACTCCCTGTGATTACACTTCTTTCTCCGCATGCTCCGCAATGTAGAGGGCGACATCCTCTTGATAGATGACAGGCACGACTTTTTGTCCTTCCGTCTTGCTCTCCTCAGAGATTGCATATTTTTCATGACGCACAAGGAATGCATAGACGGGAATCATATAGCTGTACTTCTTCATTTTTTCTCACCTCCTTTCAGTGCTTGCAGGGCCTCTTCGATTTCTGTGAGACGCACTTCTTGTGCGGCGACAGCTTCAAATATGGATACGCGTTCTTCGTCGGCTGTTTCTTCCGTCGGATGCGTATCCTCTCCCTTTGGCTCCTCCGTTTTTGGAGGACTAAGGACAAGTCCGATATTGGGGTCAAATGTGACAACGTAGCCGACTTTACATTCCACACCCGTAACGTCTACCCAGTAGGTAGAGGGCGAAAATATGCTTCGCCATGTATCAAAGTCGCGTTCGTCTTCGTGGACGGATCGTACTTTGCCATACAATATTTCTGCGTATTTGTTCATTGTGCTCTCCTTTTATGCGGTGCCGTTAGGCGTCTCTTTATTGATAGCGTTTGACCATTCGAGGGTGATTGGATATTTATGTTTTTCCACCACGTTCATTATATTTCCCGTTCCTTCTCTAACGAGGAAATTTCCAAACGCTATTCTCGTATTTATCACAATTTGGCGACTTTGATCTTCTCCCGATAATCTCAAAGTCTCATAGCCATACGTTTTCCCTGCTTCTACTTTTACGTAGCTAGTGATTTTCTGCTTTTTTAAGTTTAAATATGTCAGCTGCAGAACAGCAACGCCTTTCGGAACGGTAAATGTTCCCGTTCCTTGCACGGTGATACTCCCCGGTGTGATTCCGCCCTGCTTTAGGATCGCAAGCGATACTCCGTTTTTCTCCTGCCGGCCGCTGGTCGCTTCGCTTTCGGTGACAGCCCCCAGCGCTGCGAAGCAGTCCACACCGTCTACATGGAGCGGCAGGACGCCGCCCATCGCGTTCGCCTCTTCCTTTGTTGAGTAGAGCGTGCAGGATTCGACGACGCCTTTGGTATTTTGCAGTTTGAGCTTTTTAGCCAGTTCCGCCATGATCTCACTCCACCCAGATTTTTGTTCCGTTGGCAAACGTCAGGACATTTGTGCTGAGCGCCGATGCCGTCGAGGCATTTCCCTCTACTCCGCCATCGGCTTTGATCTTTCCGGTAGCGGTCAGAGCAGGTACCGTGAGCGCACCTGTCATGCTGTCGCCGGATTTCGCGACGAACTTAGAGGCGTTCTGCTGGTCGAGCTCCTGGAATTTTTTATCCAGATCGGCTTTGGAGTATGTGCCGACGGCTTTTTGTGCGGCGGCGGCAGATTCTGCGGCGCTTTTTGCGCTTTCCTGTGCGCTCTTTGCAGCAGATTCTGCTTTGTCGACTTCGACGTTGATTCCGTCTATGTGCTGTTTCATGGAGGTAATATTTTCCTCCATTGCCTTGACGTGCGTTTCGGATGCGGCGCTTGCCGTTTGACTTTTGCCGGCTTCCTGTCTGCTCTGCTCTGCTTCCGTTCGCGCCGTTTGCGCTGCGCCCGCGGCGGATTCGGCGGCACGCCGATGTTCCGCTGCAGTATTTTTTGCATTGGTTGCGAGGACAACATCGAGCGACGCGTTGCTTTCGCTTTCCTGTGCGTTCTGTGCGGCCTGCTGCGCCGCAGATGCGCTTTGCTGTGCGGCGCGGAGATTGTCAGAGACGGCTGCGCCGGTCTCGAATATCCGGTGCACGAGTTCGGCAGGGTCGATTCCGCTTCCGTGCTGCACCATGACCGCGCGCCCGATTGCCTCCTCATGCTCCTGCATGATGGCCGTTGCCTTATCCGACATTGCCTCGATATACGGCAACGGATATTTCTCTCCGAGATCGGTCAGCTGGTCGACGGACGTCTTGCGATAGATTGTAATATTCTTTCCGGCCGGCAGTTTCGGCGGCTGTGCATGTTCCGCGGGGGTTTGTCCGGGCGCGTAGCCTGGATAGTGGACGACCTTCGCGGCCACATCCACAAAGTAATCCCGCGTGATCTCCGTTGCGACCTCCGTCGCGGTATCATAGATGGCAACGTGGATGTTGTCCGCGGACGATATCGCAAAAGCGAATGGGAATACGGTCGTATTCCCGTCGCCGCGATAGGTCACCGAGGTTTTCCGATTTTCGATCATGTGAGTTCTCCTTTCCCTGATTCACTTACCGCGCACCGCGCGTATTCTTCTTTGGTTTTTTCGGCTTCTCCGGCTTCGTCGGCGGCTCTTCTGCGCGCAGTTTTTTGTCAAAGAGGACGCTGCGCATGACGTTGCGGAAATCCCGGTCGTAGTAGTTGTCAGTCTCCATCATGTCTGCCGCATATTGCAGCGCCGATAATATCCCGTCTGTGATCGTATTCGTGACGCCCGTTCTTGCGGCCGTGAATGTGCTCGTAGCTTGTGCAGCGGATTTTGCGATATCCAGATAGCCGATTTCCTTCTCCGGCTTTTTGTACTTTTTCGCTTCTTCGTATGCCTTGCGCTGCTTCGGCGTCATCTTCTTAACCCGCTCGCGCTCCTTTGCCTCCTTCTCCTCGCGTTCGAGATCTTTCTTTCCTTTCTGGATCATGAGATTTACGGTCGCCTGTACCTGCTTTGCGCCGCGTGTGAGCACGGATCCGAGTTCAAAATTGCGGCCGTAGGTCGTGCCATCGAATACCGCGCTCCCGATCAGCCCCGCAACATCACGGACAATCGGCAGGGTTCCCGTTCCCGTGGAGAGGAGGTTCTTGCCAAACACGCCCATAAAGCGCTCATAGTCCGATACCTCTTCTTTTTTTGTCTCCCCTGTTTTCGGGTCTTTGACCGTCCGATACCGGTCTTTCTCATCGTCACCCTCGAGGCCGAGCGCGAATTTCAACCCAGCGCCGATGAGCGTTACGAGCACGATGCGATAGATAACGGCACGCGCAAGCGGCATCCATACATGCATATACTTGTAGCCATGCGCATCGTATTTGCCCTTAAAATGCGCTTCGAGGATCGCATTAAACTGTGTATTGAAAAAGGAGTAGAAGGACGTGAGCATCTTGACGGCTTCATTTCGGGAGCGTTGGACCTCTGCGAGGTCTTTTGTCTGCCCCGATCCGAACACATCACGCACGGCCGCATCCGCCTTTTGAACAGCGCGCAGCTCTGCTTCTTCGATGATTTCGCGGCCCTCCCGTATCGGCAGTTCGGACGCGCGTTCGAGCCGGTGCCCTGCTTCGTAGAATTCCTTTTCTCTGTCCTTGATCTTAACCTCCCATCTCTGCTGCTCTTCGATGAGCTCCTGATCGGAGAGCGCCGCATATCTGGATTCCCGCATTCTTTCAGGATCCATATATCGGCGTTCCTCCGCCTCATCCCGCAGATAGTAGAGTTCCTTGCGCATATCATAGGTTTCTGCGCGCAGACGCTCGACATTCTCCTGCGCCTCCTGGTACGCCCGCTTGTTCTCTTCGTTCTCACGGTTGACCTCTGCGAGCATTTCCGGGAACGCGTTTTTGTAGGCGCGGCACCAGAGGGGTTTAGACAGCATGAGATCGGTCTGCGCAAGCGCCCAGTAGGCGTTATCCCGCAGGAATTCCACGGGTTTATAGGTCGGGTCAAAGAGGCGCTTATCATGGCGCAGATCGCGTTCCATGTTGTTGATGCGGTCACTCATAAATATTGACTTATGGAGGAGATCATCCATCTCCTTTTTGTTGGCGTAGTAGTCCGCAATCGCGGCGTTTGCCTCCACGGCGCCGAGCTTATCCATCATCGGCCCGATGTTGGATGCGTTTTCGACGACCGGCCACAGCCGCCATCCCATGATTGCCATAGTCGAGTTCCGGCGCAGCGCCGCCATCGTCCGGCTGATTGCCGTTGCTGCACGGTCACTGCTGCCGTCCGCGGCGATTGCCCATGTATCCAGCACCCACTGATCGAGGCTGTTCCAAAACGGCATGCCATAGGTCGATGTGACGTATGCCTTAAACTCCGCATTGCGGACAATGCGATGTACGTCACGCGCCGCGATGCGGAACGCGATATTATGTGCCGCGTTATAGACATGCTCCTGCAGGACGCGGAATTCGAGGAGCAGCGGTTCTTTGACATCGTTCTCCGAGCGCTCCTTTACATGGCTGCGCCCAGTCCCTAGGACACGCGCCCCTGCGAGGGTCTTTTGCGCCTGATCTTCGACCTCCTTTTCCTTTGCCTGCGTCGATTTCTCCGGATTGTATTTCAGCGGATAGTACCCGCCCCGCAGGGTTATTTCCTTCCCGTCTGACGTTTCGACGCGGAATGCAGATGCGGGGACCTTTCCGAGATGCGAGCCGTTGAGTTTTTCTTCGACTTCCGCCGTTTCTTTCCAGAATGTATCCACGAAATCCCAGATCTGCTGCACGGCCTTCCAGTCGCGCTCCGTCATGTGCTTTGCGAATACTCCCTGCACGTCGAGCCGCTGCCCGATACCGTCGATAACGCGCTTACGGTTGGTCTCCGTGCCCCAGTTGAGTGCTAGGCAGAGGATGTTCTCCTTGCTGAGCTTATCGCCGCCGACGTCGATGTTGCGGTCTTTCCACTCCATACGCTCCTTTTTGGAGTAGGCGGAGAGGATGCGCTCGAGCTCTTTTTGACTTTGCCCGAGGAGTTCCGCCTCCCGCATCTGCGCCCGCTCGTATGTTCCGTAGAGGTATCTATGCGCCTCTTCGCCGAGCAGACGGATGAGGATCTCCGGCTTGATGAGCGGCATTGCGCCCTTTTGCCCGAGGATGGCCAGCTGCTCTCCGATTCCAGGGACCTTCGCGAGCCAATCGCTGTACCCGAGGCCGCCGGTATCCGGCGAGACCGGATGCTGTACGACGCCTTCGGGCGTCAGGCTTGTTGTCGACGCGAGGATTTCCCGGACGATATCGTCAAAATCCTTTCCGCCGACACTGAGCATGCGGTTCTTGTCGCGCCCGATGGTATAGAGTGCTTTGAGCATGTTGACCGCCTGCGTAAATTCTCCGAGCTTCATCTTGCGATAGCTGCTGTTCTCCTTCGAGAGCATTTCGAGGATCTCCGTCGGTGCGTCTGCGTCCATGTCGAGGTTGTTCTTGTAGCTCTCAAAGAGCGCACCGAGTTCGACATATCCTTCCGGTTTTTCAACGTCGCTCCCTTTGAGCCCGAGGAGGTACGCGATATGATGCAGCCAATAGCGCTCCGCAGCGGCAAGGCGTACTGTCCGCGCGCCTAGTTTACGCTGCACGTCTGCCTTCATCTGATTCAGTTTTTCTTCGTTCTTTGTTGCTTCATAGGCACATGCGGCCGCAAGCGCCTGCTGCTCCTTCTCCGCATAGGCGATATCCCAGCGCTCCTGTGAGAGCGCCTTATCCACCGCCCGAGCATGCTGCTTTTCCTTCCGGCGGAAATAGGCAGGATTGCAGGATTCGCTGATCGGCAGGTCGGCGAGCACCATGCGGGCCTGCTCGCGGATGAACTTATCGTTCTCCCAGACCTGCTGATCAAAGTTCTTGCGCCGCCATGTCTCCTTATTCTCCTTCCGGAGGGATTCCCGCACCTTTTTATAGTTCTGATTCCAGAACGCCTGCAGCTTCTTCTGCATTTCCTTTTTGCTGGTCGCACGCGTCATCTCTTCGAGGCGCTTATATTCCTCCGGGGTCCACTTCCCGCTGCTGCGCAGGTTCTGCACGGCCGCCATGATTTTCTTCATTGCTTCGCCGTCCTGCTCTTTGCGCAGGTCTGTATCCTCCGGCACATCATTCAGCGCATCTTCGACGCCCTTTACCGCATCCTGGATGCGGTCGTCGAGACGGCGCATCAGCCGCTCTTTGGCACGCATGCCCGCCGCTTCGAGTGCAACGCGCCGATGATAGGCCTTCGGGGTCTGCATCGCCTTTGCGATGTTCTCATCCGTCAGCCGCGATTGCAGGATCTCTTTGTCGAGCCCGCGCGCATATTCGGTCATGTATTCCGTGAGTTCCGTCTCAATGGATTTCCGTTTTGCACGGGCTTCCTTGTAGGCCTGCATCGACGGGAACCAGTTGCCGATGATTGCCGCCGCTTCTTTCCCGCCATTTTTCAGTGCCATTTCTGCGAGATAGACCGGATCGCTTTCGAGTTCTTCCCGCTTGCGGATACGCTCCGCTTCGACCTTCTCGTTGTATTCCTCCCGCGCTTCTTTCTTCAGGTCTTTCATGACCTCTGCGCGCAGGCGGTCTTCTGCATCTTCACGGGATTCTTTCAGCCATTTCTGATAGGTCTCTGCGATGCTCTTACCAAGGAGGTTTTCGAGTGTTTCCTTTCCGCCAAGGCGTTCGATCGGACGATATCGTTCGTCCAGCTCCGCCGCCTTGATTTCCTCCTCCGAGGCGATCATGCGGGCCATGACGGCTTCGACCTCTGCCGAGGGCTTTCCGCCGACGTTCTCCACAAATTTATAGAGCTTGCGCAGGAACTGTTTGAACTTCCGGAATACACCGCGCAGGGCTTTCGACGGAGCTTTTCCGTCGTGCAGGTAGATTTCAAATCCGCGCGCGAAACGCTCCTGCCGCCATCTCTCCTTTGCACTCTTGATCGCGACTGCATCGCCGGACTTTTCCGCAGCTATTATGTCTTGCTCGTACTTCCAGAACTCGTCTTTCCAGTCCGTATCCTTGTATTCCTCCGCCGCGCCCGGCTTCCACTCCGCCCACTCGTTGACGGTCGCCTGATCCTTCGCGGACGTTTCGTCCATTTCTGCGAGCTCGTCGAGGTCCATCAGGAACATATGCCCCATCTCATGGAGCATAGTCGATTCATTCGCACCCTCAAAGAGCGTAATGATACGCTTGCCGTTCTCCTGCGATATTTCGCCGTAGACTTCCCGCTGCAGCTGCTGACGGAACGTCTCCGCATCACGCTCTTTCCACTCCAACTTATCCGGATCAATCTTCCGCAGCACATCGACACGATGCTGATCTATCTCGATTGACTTTAATATCCCTTCTTTTTCGTATGCCAAGTCCGCCGCAAGCCCCTCACTCGAAGGATAGTTAATCGTCGACATAATGAAGCTATCAGGATGAAACTCCTTTGCGAACTCTTCATTTGTTGTGTTCGGATTTTTTTTCAGCATAGAGATCGCTTTATTTACATTCGCAAGCTGTTTCTTATCGAACTCTACCGTACGTTCACCGCTTACTAAACGCTCTCTATACTTTTCTCGCAAGCTCTCTGTGTCATGTGCCTTTGGTTGCCGGTCAAGTATCTCTAGCGCTTCAAGAATATCTCCTGACAGTTCTCCAGCATCTTTCCCATCATAAGTAAACTTGAACCCTTTATTGTGCTCCTCGTCAACTTCATCGACCTCTGCCGCTTCTTCATCAGACATCTCCTCCTGTCGCTTTCTATATTGTTCTTGCTCCTCCTCGCTAAGTTCATCCCAACGCACCAATTTGAGGATCCCTATTACCTCCGGATTGCGAAGAATGACTTCGTTCGGGTCATTCCCATATTCATGGGACGTACCCGAAATAAGATATACGTTTTCATTCAGATATTCATTGCTATCGTTTAATCTCTTGATCGCCATTTCCTTGAGTTCATCGAGGCTATCATAACTACAAGCATCCGCAACATCTATAGCACAAGCACCATCAAGCTCAGTCTCTGTCCAGTTCCCCTCCGGCCAGTCATGGGAGTTTTCTAACTCATCGCCAAGCTGATACACATTATCATCATGCCGAATGCCGATATTTGGAGACTTTAAGGCTTGTTTCTCATCCACCTCAATGAATTGGATATCAACAACTCTATGGTTAAATTTTTCCGATTCCGTCCAAAACATCTGATAGAAGCCTGGATTCTCCTTTTTTGCCGCTTCGAGATCGACTTCGGTCTTTACATTTTGTCCAACACCTGATACAATGAATTTAGATAAAGCATTGCTTATTGCAGCGACCGCCGGAGAGCCGTTCCGGTAGGGCTGCAGCCAAGCGATGCTTTTATTTTTATTGATATAGAGAACATTGTTAGCCTTGAATTGTTTATCAAACCATTTCAGTGAGGGCTTATCTCCCTTTTTCCCTGCTGTTTTCCCAAACGCAGAATTAATTACGTTGACGATTCCACCGGTCGATTTAATATCCTTACCGATTTCAACCGGAGCAACAACCGTCGCCCCATTAGTATCTTTGAGTTCAACAACAAAAACATAGCTCCCCGCATCGTTCCCTCGTATAATCATCAGAGGGTCTGCCATCTTACGTGGGAGCTGACGCAGGATATCTAGTGTCATGCCCTTGTGTTTCGGATTTACCGAATGCGCGAAGAAGCTGCCGAATACATGGAGCGAATCATACGGAATATTGATGAGCTGCATCACAAGCGGCACATCCATCACGCGAAATAGTTTTCCGTCTTTTTTGGCTTTCCACTTTTTCTTATCCGCCGCATCATAACGGTCAATCAACGCGTTCCAGTTCGATTCATCCCGTGCAAGGCGTTCCTCTGCAGACTGCCCCGCCGTCTGATGTGTCCCCTCCTCCGTATACTTCCCGCCGCTCTTCAGTCCAAACCGCTCCTGCATGTAGTCCATCGCAGTATAGTTCTCGTTGCCCTGCTTCTCACGCATTACACGGGCAAACTGATCGGCGTGATGTGCAAAGAGGAGCGCATTCATACGAGCCGCGCGCGACTGCTTCCCACCGATCGCCTTTAGCTGTGCCATGATCTGACGATATACACTGTACGCCTCCGGGGATAGCCCCGCCGTTCCCTTGATCTCCGCCGCATCGACCTGCATCATGCGGTCTTTGATGTTTTCAAGGGTCTGGATATATCCGTTCAGCTCGTCGAGCTGTCCTTTTGCCCCCTCCATTGCGTCTATGTCTTCCTGCGATGCCGGCGCCCATCCTTCGATTTTCGGCGCGGATGCATCACCGACGGTGAGCCGATAGGCAAGGTCCATGAGTTCGCCCTTACGCGGTGCACGTCCATTTTCTTTGTAAAAATCCTGGTACCACGGCTCATTATTGGACACACGAATGCCGCGGCCGTCCTCTCCGTTCTGGATGATATCGACGCCGTTTCCCATACCGCGCTGCAGCGCGTCCATTGCCGGCCGCAGGAGTTCGTCACGGTCTGCCACAAATTCGTTATAGAGTTTCCGCCATCCACTCGCAGGGCTATCCTGATCCTGCGTGATTGCCGCGATTGCCATCTCACGCTCGCTGCTGCGGCGCAGTTTCTCCTTGTCGCTTGCATGCTCCGGCGCTTCCGGGAACCATTCGTTTGTGATCGCATGGATGATGTCGGTCTTTGCCTTTATGGCGTTTTTCTGCGCCTGTTCGACTTCATCGCTGAGGTCTTTGGCATTCTTCTTCATGCGTGCCAAAGAATCCGTCTCCGGGGAAAAGGATACGGATTCGAGGAGCTGCGGGGATGCCGCAGACTGCGCATATTTTTCAATCGGGACAAAAAGATGCCCGCCGTTTTTGATTGTATTCTCGAGCTCTTCATCACGGATGCCCGCGGCCTTCGCCACCTCTTTCAGGTCGGCAAGGCCGTTTTCTTTTTGCAGAGCCGTTTCAGTGTCGATGTAGGCATTTTCAAATCCAGTGCCACTGGCCTGCGCACGAATGATCTTCTGCTGCACGTCGGGCGCGGTCTGCTTCAACTTTGCACTGGATGCGACCTGCTGCAGACGGTCAAGCATGATTGTTCCTGTCATCGTCCGCTGTGCGGCGATATCTTCGCGCGTCTTTTCCGAGGAGAGCCGCTGCGCATGACGTACGACGCCGGGAACGGCGCCGACGGAGGACGCCATGCCGAACCCGAGGCCGACCGGGAACGCCTCTGCGCCGGAGACAATGGCATTAACCGCCATGTCTCCTATGCTGTACGCCTTATCTGCCGCGCGGCCATCGGAGGATGCAACAATGCTGTTATGGATGAGATCATCGGAGAGGGACTGCGCACTTTCCTCCGCGGATTCTGTGCCCGCGATTTTGAGCGCGTCTTTGATGTGATTCTTCGCAAAGGCCACGACGGATTCACTCTTGCCGATATCATATTTCGCCTGATCGACGATTCCGCGGATCGCCTTTTCTGCGTATCCCTCCGCCCCTTCTTTTCCAAGGAGATTAAGTCCACGGAACTGCTTTGCGACAAGTCCAAAATTCGCCGTCTCGATTGCCGCGTTTGCAGCGCCTCCGACAAGCGCATACGCGCGTGCCTGGTCATCAGTAAGGAGAGGATTCCCATCCACATCCTTCATTGCGCGGTATTCGGCATAGCGCTCGCCGGTCTCCGGACGACGCATGCCCTCGAACATGCCTTCACGCATGCCCGCACCTGCAGCCGCTCGGATGAGCTGATTGCGCGAGGCATTTGCGAATGTTGCACGCGCGGCAGAAGTGATTGCCGTACGCGCAGACATGGACCTTATTGTTCCCACAGCGAATCCAACGCCTGCGCCGCCCACGCCGCCGATCAGCGTTCCGCCGCCCGGCTCGATTGCTGTGCCTGCTGCGGCTGTTACGGCCGCGGTTGCATCCGCCATGATGAGACCGTCGCGGATGCCTTCGCGGACGCTTTGCAGCATCTCAGGGCCGGACGATGCCATACCGCCTGCAATCGCCGCGAGAGGATCATCCCAAAAGGACGGCATTGTCTTTGTGTCCTCTTCGATCATCTTGTCGAGGTCTGCTGCGCGTTGGAGGTCGTTATCGTCCGCTGTGCCGAGGAATACCTTATACATGAGATTGTTAAATTCGAGCCGCTTGTTGCCGAGCTCGAGAAAATGCGTGAAGGTCTCCACAATCCCATGCGTTTGACGCACGGATTCGATATCGTGGAGGGCAAGCGCCGCATCACGCGGGTTCATCTTTGCGATGTCGCGGATCTCCGGGAACTCCTGCCAGACGGCTTCCATTGAGAAGTTGTCCTGCATCAGTTCCCGCTTTTTCTGTGTATAGTCGTTGATCTTGAGCGCCTGTTTGTAGGCGATATCGTCGTCGATAAAGGAATCCGCAGAGATTCCCGTATTCGCTTCAATTTCGCGTGCCTTACGCAGTTTCTCTTCGTCTGTCATGAAGTAGTTGACGAATGTTTCCGTGCCGCGCAGGTCTTGCGCAAACTCGCTTCCCTCGTCTGCACTCTGTTCGATTTGGCTGCCGATATAGGAGCGCAGGGGACGTGTCGTGCGATCTGCTACGATGCGCACAGGAGACAGTACAAAGTCCGCTGCCGAGCTGCCGAGCTCGTCCACGGTTTCCTGCACATCCGGTCTGTTCATGAATTCATGACGCGGTTCATTGGATGCCATACGTTCATCGAGGAATTGCCCATAGGCATTGGCAAATCTTGTTCCCGATGTAATCGCCGTGGTCACTACGTCATTTGCTGTATCCTTTACGGCGTCCCATGCCTCACCCGCAGCATCCCATGCCTTTTCATAGAGCGGTTTCGCCGCTTCTGCTTCCGCCGCTGCGCGCTCTTGTTCCTGCTCCTGTCTTTTTTCCTGCCGCGCATTCGCATCGCTTAGATATCCTTCAAGGTCAAACGCCATGATGTTCTCCTTTAGTCTATGCCCTGCTCTTCTTCGCCTTCATCGTCTTCCGGGTAGTAATACGGCAAACTCATCACGTCACTTTTTGCGAGCAGAGCCGTTGCCGTGATTGGGTCTGCACCATGCGCAATGAGATTTTCATAGGCCTTTTTCCAGCCGCCCTTTGGATCTTCCATGTCATCTGTGATGGCCGACCAGAGTGCTTGATTGTTCTGCAGCTCCTGGAACTCTTCGCCGAGCCATCCGGCATTATCGAGACGCAGAGCCGCATTTTTATACGCGATGAACTGATCCGATGAGATTTTCCCTCCGGTCATGATACGCGCGTTCATTTTTTGCAGGCTCTCAATGTCCTTATCCGGCTTATAGTTTCTTCCACCGCCGCTTCCCGCGCCACGCGCTGTGCCCGTATTCTTGTTGACGTGGTAATATTGAGCAATCGCATTCTCAAGGCCATTACGCTCCGTCATGTCAAGGTCCTGCGCATTCAGCATAGAGATTGCTGCGCTGTAACTTCCCGCATTCTGTGCGGCCTGCATAACCCCATCGATATATTGGTGACGCTGCTGCTGATATGCTCTCTGCAGATCTCCGCCCTTTGCTTCGATCAGCTTCATCAACCGATCACGCTTTTCGGGGTCGTAGGCACTTACTGTTCTCTCTGCACCGCCCGCACGCCCAAGGGCCTGCTGCACATATTCACGAACAGACGGCTCGTCTCCATTCCCTTGTCTTGCGTCCCATGAGTAATGTCCGCCCGCTCCGATTGCATCCGACGCACCATCCCGCCATCGCTCTCCGTTCCGATATCCGGCATACCACGCGACAAGAGCGCCTTCCGGGCCAAGTTCGTCATAATATTGCCCGAGCTTGTACTTCGCAACAATCTCTTGATTCTCCGGCGTCTGCGGCGCGTCCGCCGATAATCCGGCTTCCTGCGCCCATGACGGCCAATTCTCCGGCATGATCTGATATTTTCCAAATGCACCGGTGCGTCCATTCTGCGCGTTATAGTTCCCACCGGATTCCTGCCCTGCAACGGCCGCGAAAAATCCTTCTTTGTCTTTGATTGCACCGCCGACACTCTTTACTGCATCTGGTCCATACTTGTCATTTACGTACTCCATCGCTTTTGCAGCGTTAAATATCTTTCCGTCCCATACACCTGGCATATTAAAGATTTCATTGGCTTCCATATCCATCTCTTTTGCCTGTTGTCTTTGCTTTCCAACGCGGGCGAGCTTCCAATAGGTCGTCTGATCCATATCCGGCCGGAGCTGATTCAGTATCTGATCGGCGCGGTCATAATCCTCATTTTCGAGCGCCGCACCTGCGGCCGCCGCGGCGATATCTGTTACCATCTTTCGCCGCTCTGTTGCCAGCTGCGCTCCGGTCCATCCTTCCTGCTGTGCACGTGCCTGCAGGAGTGCATCGCCGTTCTTGACGTACATGGTCGGTGCTCCATTCACCTGCCATGTCAGCGCTGCTTGCTGTGCATTGGTTGCGAGATTGGAGGCGAATGTCGCCTGCTCGACCTCCTTGCCCTCCGCCATCTCTTTCGAGGCTGCGATGCGCTGGAAGTTCGCCATGTTCTCATTGAGATTTCCCTTGAGCGCGAAGCGCACACGGTCGTTATAGTTTTTGCTGACCTCTTCATAGGTCTTGTTGATTGCGTCGGTCGTGCGGTCGATGAGTCCCTTTGCGTTTTCCCCGACGCCCGTGGTAAATAAGCCCTGCTCTCCATAGAGCTGCTGCGTGAGGCTTGTCATGATCTCATTGCGGGCCTTCATGACGTCGGCGGCGTCCATATCGTCCTGCCGCTGCGCCATGACTTTATTCACCTGTCCGATTGCGGCCGCCATCTTATCATAGCCTTCATCGCCGCTTGTACCGTAGGCATGCACATCACCTGATACGCGTACCGCCGGCGGGTGCATGGTATTCGGTTCAACGGCCTGTTGATAGGTCGAGAATTTCATGTGTTACCACCTCCCGAGCGGCTTATAGTTTTTCAGGATGAGCCCCGTATCTTCGGTATTCCTAAATGGTTGGAAGAAAGACGATGTATTGTATCCGGCCGGCGGCGTTGTGAGAGGATTTTCCTCTGCCTGTTTCGCCGTTCCCGCGCTCTTCCACGGCTGCGCGGCGCCGTATACGCTTGCGGCCGTTCCGAGGATTGTCGACAGTCCCGCCATCCGTGATGTGCGGCGCGCCTGACGCAGGACATTTCCCGCTGCCGCATTGGATTGATTCGCCTGATTGATATAGTTGCTCTCCGCAACGCGCGAGCTGTAATTGTCGTTGCGCTGATTCATCAGGAGGTTTGCTGCATCCTTGTTGTAGGCGTCATATCCGGACGACAGGATATCCATCGCAGATCCTCCGAAATTCAGCCCGGCCGCTCCGGTCTCTGCACGCTGCGCCCCTTCTGCAATCCTGCGCCGGGCCCGTAAGGCCTCCTGCTGCTGTGCATAGTTATCCGCGATTTGCTCCTGTTTACGGTTCTCAATGCGCGCGTTCTGCTGTGCCGCCTGTGCCTGTGCCCGATACATATCCGCCTGCGCGTTTGCCTGCGCTCTTATTTGTGCCTGCTGTTGCCGATACTGGAACAGTCCGCTGAGTGCCGTGAGGCCTGCTACCCATCCGCACATGTTATTTCCTCCCTTCGCTTTCAATGGTAAATGGGATAAATTGTTCTCCGCCGATTGTGATTTCCCGCTGGAAGATCGCGCCGCAGTATTTCAGCCACGCAATCGCATCTTTGTTAAATGCCCCGACGGCGTTGTAGAGGACGCCATATTTCTTTGCCCATTCAGTCAAGATGCGCTTGGATTCGACGGCGAACGCATAGCGATTTTCTTTGATGCGATCTGTGCCGAGGCACCAGATGAGACGCCCCGCCATCCCCGGCAGTTCCCGATATCCCCATATGGCGATCAGTCCGCTGCGGTCATAGGCCGCGAAGCATTCCTCCGACAGGAATACGGAATCGTATACTTCGTTTTCAATGGACCCGCTTTCCGCAACGCCCGCAGCGAGTTCCCTGCGGTCCGCAGCGCGCAGTTCTCCGATGAGCGTCCGGACAAGCTGTTCTTTTTTCTTCTGTTTGGTGATCTTCTTGATCTCGTAGTTAGCCACCGAATGATACCCTCCTTATAATTGCCGAGAGGCTGAACGGATAGGGGGTGTCATGCGTAATCACCGTACGCCCTTCGTTATTCCATCCGCCGGCCGGCAGGGTTACTTCTTTGTCCCCGGTATAGAGGATGTTTTCATCGAGCTCCATGCGTTCGGGGTCATAGACGATATCATCCTGCCACGCTGCACTTTGACCGATACGCCCGCCATAGGATTTCGTAAGACGCAGGATTGCGTTTGTGACTGTTTTCCTGCGTCCTTGTACGGTTCCGCTGTCGGTGTTGCCAACATCCCAGTTCGGCTGTTCGAGTGTCATGGTATAGGGCAGGCCGACGGTGATTCTTTTCGCGGCCTGCGGCAGCTTCGCGTCTGCATGCATGGTAATGCCTTCGTAGAGATATCCATCCGCCATAACGACGACGTTCTTTCCGTCGAGGATATCTTTGCCGGGGATCTCTGTCTTTGCCGCAGGATAGGTCACTGTGACGGCCGCATCCTCTATGATGTAGTCTTGTTCGGATTCGGATTCCCCATGCGGCGCGAAATATTCGAGATAGCGGACGGTCTTTCCGCCGATGCTGCGCTCGACAACAGCGTAGATGCGATCATTGTTTCCGGCATTGACGGCGCAGACGGCCTTATATTTTCCGTCGGTGACAAAGTGGCTCCACGCATAGACTTTCTGGTCAATGACATAGGTCAAGCAGAGCATTTGCCCGTCATCTGTGACAAAATAAACGAGACTGTCCGGCTCCTGTGCATAGGCGGCGCTGACGATTTCCCGTCCGCGCAGCAGATGCTTTGCGAGGAGGGTCAAATCAATGCCGATATAGCCGTCAGTCTCATAGGAATACCCGGTATCCCGAATGATGGACCCGCGGCGCTGGATGTAGATAATGCGGTTGCCGATGCGCAGCGGAGGTACGCCGCTGCATCCGTAGTTCTCCTGATTCTTCGGGGTGATGTTCGTCGGCTTTACGGTCTCCCCGCCCGCAATGGTCCACGTATTTCCGTCCGTGAATATAACAAGATCATTGCCGACGTCCATATGGCTGATGCTGTACGCCTGCCGCGATAGGAGGTCTGCCGTGACGGCGCTGTCATCGGTAACGGTGCCGGATTCTTTTTCGACGCCGAAATTCTCGTAGTCACCGCTCCGGCTCATCCAGAGACGCTGCGGATATTTTCTGCACCCGCCGAAGCACAGGCGATCCTGGAAGAACGCGGCGCAGCGCGGATATCCGTTGATTTTGCTCCACGCGCCCCAATACCAATCTGCCGTTGCCTCTAGTCCGCCGAGTATCTTATCCACTTTGGCAGATGCATGCTTCGCATCTGTTACGCCGGTAATGGTCACATATCCCTCATGCCGATAGGGATAGGCGGAGAGATCGGCATTGCATGTCCCGCCGGTAATCCTTGCACGGATGCGCAGGAGGCTATATTCGTCTACATCTCCCGATTCGGTCGGATTATAGTCGTTGGTTGACGTATAGGTGCGCAGATCAACCCATGTGTTTCCGTCGTCTTTGGACTGCTGCACAACAACCTGACCGGACCATGTTCCGTGCGTGATGATTTTCCATGTTTTCCCGGCAATGACGCTCCGCGTATAGACGGACTTATCGTCTACAATGAATTCACGTTTGTACTCGTATCCATTGCTTAGAGAAAGCTCTACCTTTAGTTCTCCTTGTATTCCGTCAATGCGGAGGACAAAAACGTTTTCGTATCGCTCCCCGTTAATCGTGGCTGGCAGAGTCGTCGAATCTTCCCAATCTCCCGCCCCGCTTTTGCTCCATATGTCTGTCCACTTATATCTTCTTGCATATTTAAAAAGCGGGAGTTTATAGCTGGAATACGCATTGACCGTTACATTGCAGGATCCCGTCCCGGTCTTTTTGATCTTACATACCGTCCCCGCCGATGCAGAAATCTCCTGTGTCGTATAGGAGCTGCTGTTTGCCCCGGCAGATGCAGACACTGTTTCGCCGTTGACGTATTGTTCGATTTTCATGGTGTCGCCGATGCGGTCGTCCGCGAATATGTCTTTCGCCGCGGTGATCTCGATGTTTCCGTCGCGTCCGGACGGTTCAATTGTTGCCGCTTCGTCGTTGTTGATATCCCCATACGCCATGCGCGTCCATGCGATCTCTGAGATGCGCCAATCCTCTTCGCTGTACCGTGAGAGTTTCTGGACCGGGAGTCTTCCCGAGCAGATATACATGACATCAACGGACTGCACGAAACGCAAATTCTTTAGGTCCCCTGTTTCAAACGGCGTTTCAAGCTCGACGGGCAGCCGGTTCCCATCCCGCCATATGCGGATGTACTTCTCTCCGATCTCAAGGAGATAGGTAATTTCTACGGTGTACTCAAATCGCACCAGGATCGCGTCGCGGTCATCGTATTTCATGCGGCCGGCATAGATGCTTCCTGGTCTCTTATATACGGGCCCATAGGGACGGATGATTGCGTTCTCTGCCTGCAGTAGGGCAAGCTGATATTTTTCGAGGTCGACGCGCGATGCGACTTCCCCGGAGATTTCTCCACCCGTAAATGCGGGCTGAATGGCATAAAACGGCCGCGGCTCTGCCATGATATGTGCCTCCTGTCTTTACGAAAACCTCTCGTTTGCGTATTTGTTTGGATACTGCGTGCGTCGCTCTTTTTCGAGGACGCTATAATATCTCGCATTTGCAACGGCCTGCTGCGCCAGCTGCATATGCTGGACGACGATATTCGCATTCCCCGTGATTCCCATGGCGATAGAGGATGCAAGGAGATGCGTAAGTGCTTCCGTGAACTCTTCGCTGAACAGTGCCGGATCTTTGATATCGTCGGTGTACTCCGCCCATGCTTCTTGTACGTCGGTCGCGATTGCCTTTCGTCCGCCGCCGAGCGTCACGATCTCAAAGTCCTGCCGATCCGTTTCTTTCTTTCGTGCATGCTCATTGTCATAGACATAGAGGACGCTGAGACATTCGGCGGGATAGGCATAGACGGCATCCCATCCGGGGATACTGTCGGTATATGCCGCGAGCTTTGCGATGCATTTGGCGAATCCCCACGGATACGCCGTCAGCATTCGGCGGCGGTCATGGTCATAATGGATTTTGCACTTTCGCGCTTCTTCGCTCTCATCGTCAATGCTGTTGATTCTCCCCTGCCCGATGTAGGAGAGTGCCATGTTGCAAATCTCTGTGCTGTTCATTGGGATACCTCCTTGCCATAGTGTCATCGCTGGTATGGCACTATGGCAAAGGCAGAAGGTTTTTCCTTCTGCTCTTTCCCGCCCTGATCGGGCGCATGGTTATCGGTCGATGTTGTCGTCGAGGACAAGGCCTGCGGTGACGGTGCCCTTTGTATAGGTGCTCGCACCCTTGATGCGCAGATAGCCGAGGTTGCCGCGCGGCAGGTGCACCGAAAGCGGTACCTGATCATAGGTTCCGAGGGTCTTCGGCGACGCGAAATTCTCCGTGGCCGAAGTCTCGAGCACGGTCTTAAATGTTCCCGTCCCCGCGCCCTTTACCCGCAGGACGAGGATCGTCGGGTCGCCGGCATCCCCGGGGCCGACCTTCAGAACGTCGGAATCGACGTTCCCGTTCGTGAGGGGCTTTGCGTTATAAAACAGGGTTTCTCCATCCAGAATCGCCATGGTGTTTTTCCTCCTTCCGTCATGCCGTTGCGACGCCGGTCTCCTCATCGGAGATCGCATCGCACTTCTTGATCTCAATCCCGCCGAAGTAGAGGCGCGGCACATCCGCCTGCAGCTCCTGCCGCGTGATGTGGACGTTGTTCTTGTCGAGCAGGTAAATCTCGAACCAGTTGTAGAGCGCCTCCGAAACGTACATGATAACCTTCTTGTCGCGGGACTGCAGGTTACGGATACGGTTCTTCGCGGTGACGAACTTCTCAATGAGCTTGAGCTTCTCGTCGCTCTTCATGGAGCCGGTGATCTTTTCCACGTCGATGTTGCGCACTGCGGCGTTCGCACGGATATCCCCGACAGAGAGCCCCGCCTTCCACGTAAAGAGCGTAGTGAGTGCCTGATACTCCTTGCCGTCGGGGTCGGTGACGGTCTGTTCGCCGAGGTCGCGCTGCTTCAGGCCCGCCTGCGAGTTCTTCGGGTAGATTCCGCTTGTCGCATGCGTGCCCCAGCCAACCAGGAATGCCGAGGTGTTCTTTGCACCCGCATTCGCGGTCATACCGCCGATGACCTGATAACCTGCGGTGTTCTTCTCTCCGCCAACGACGGGATAACGCATCGAGAGGCCGTTGAAGGTATCGAGGTCATCATCCGCGTTGCCGTAGAAGATGTTGGCCGCAATGGCATCGGAGAATCCGCCGACGAATGCGGCATCCTCGCTGCGGCGGAACTGCTCGCCGTTCGGGGCAAGCGCGATCTCCTCGACATCCACGCAGGAGCGATCCTCGAGGATGATGCAGGTGTCCTGCACCTGCTTGGTCGTGGACTTGTGCCGGGTGACACCGCGATTGATGCGGCGCACCGAGGGCTTCGGCATGGATGTGCGGATCGTGGTTCGGTTGCCGGTCGGCAGATTGCCCATCTTCCATGTGATATCATCCATGATAGGGTTTGCATTCAGGAGCGATTCGATGATGAAATCGACGCTCCCGTCCGGGGCGAGACGATTCCGAAGGTCGGAGAGCGTCAGCGCCTGTGTTCCGAGTGTTGCCATAGGTTTTTCCTCCTCTTAGCTGTACTTCCTAAAATCGGTATTGGGGTAAATGGATTTCTCCACTCCGGCCCCTCCGGAGCGGTCCCCGCCATCCTCTCCGATGAGGTCGCCGAATGCCGCCATGAGACGAATCATCTCAATGCGGTTTCCGGCGCCTGTCTCATTGAGCATGGCCGTAAGGCCCGGGATTTTTTCGGCGAGCGCATTGCGTGCAGCGGCCGCCTTCGCAACCGTAGCGTCGAACTGCCCGCCGAGCTGCGTTCGCGCCTCCTGTGCCCAGCCTTCCTGCGTTTCGCGGATTGCCTGCACGGCCGCATCGACGCCCTGCTGCATGTATTGCATGCCATAGGCGGCAATGGTGCTTGCCTGTTCCTGCGAGAGACCTGCCTTTTTGGCAATCTCCCCAAACGCGGCCGCAGACTGCTCGTCATAGTCCATGCCTTCGGGGACAATGCACTTAAAGTCATAGGCCTCCGGTACGCCCGCGGACTGTTCTTTGGGATTCGTCCCGTCGCCGCCAAGGATAGTCTTTCGTCCGTCGGCTCCTGCGTCGGGGTTTTCGGGTTTTGCACCGCCATCCCCGCCGCCGTCGCCTGCGCCGTTCGGGTCGGATGCAGCAGGTTCCGCAGCACCCGCGCCGCCGTCCCCGCCATCGCTTTCTTCTGCGAAACGCTGCAGGTCGAAGATCCTCTCTTCTGTCATATGGTTTCCTCCTTCTTGTCTGCCGCTGAGATCATCTCTTCGATCTCCTTCATCAATGCGTGATACTCGCTTTCGGCTTTCTGTTTTGCCGCGAGCGCCACGAGGTCATCTGTGATGATGTTTTGTATATGCAGTCCTACGCGCCGCTCCCCCTCCATGACGAGCAGGCGGTTGACATTATCTTCCGGGAACGATCCGCCCCCTATGAGGTGACAGCGTTCGAAGAGGCGCATCAGGAACCATCGTCCCTCCGGCGCGTCGAGCAGATAGAGGAGGGCCGCACGGTCTTTGGATTCGATTTTTTCCGCGGCTATGCGCCGCATCTTATCCGCGGAGCTGATTTCGTATTCCATGGATTCCTCCTATCCGACCTGCGTCATACCAAGGATCTGCTGCAATGCCGGATTCCCATCCTGCGCGGCTTCGGTTGCATTCTTTGCCGCCTGTGCAGCGGGCGCCGCCATCTGTGCCATGGCCGCCGCCTGCTGCATCTGCCGTTCCTCCTCTGCAGCTTCTTGCTTTTGCTGTTGGATTGCCTGATATTCGTCGTCGGTCCGCTTGATTTTCGCGGGGGCGCCGACCATGCCGATGTAGCTGTTTGCGGTTTCGTTCCAGTCCATCTTGTCGAGGATGTTCGGGTAAAACTGAGCAATCTGCGCGATGAACGCTACGGCCTGCTCGATGTTGACTAGTCCGCTCATCTTCTGCGCCTGCGCAAGCGGGCTGATGTACTCGATTTTGATTTCCTGATCGCGCAGGATTTCTTGCGCTTCTTCATCTTCCGGCTCCGGGAACATGCGCTCCCGGTCGAGGATGTTATAGACGCGCTCGATGATCCGCCCGAGGAATTCGAACTGCATGCGCTGCACGACAGGGCCGAGGATGTTCATCTTCTCCTGCGTGCGTTCGAGGACTTCGCGTGCGGTCATGGATTTCTCTTGCTGATCTAACATCATGAAGAGGTCGGCGCTGTACGCGCGCTTAATGCGCGTCGTTACATCCGCGACGACCTCGCGCAGATGGTCAAGGTTTCCCTGCACCTGGAAGAGGGGCGTTACCGCATCTTTTTCCTGCACAAACGTCTTTCCGGCCGGCACCAGATTGATGCCCTTTACGGCCATGCTGTCATCCGCTATGACCGGCGGCTTTACTGCCAGCTCGACCATGGTCAGCTTGTCCTTTTCAAGGAGATGGAGGATTTTCGCATCACCTTCCGCGAACCAGCCGGGTCCCTTGCCATAGCTGTCATTGCCGGAGATGAGATACCGCGCGACTGGTACGGGCCATTCGTGGAACCCGCCGACGTGCAGGAATTCATCTTCCGTGCTCCCCTCTACGTAGTAGATAGAGGCGTAGGGCAGATGGAAGTTGCCGAGTTTCTTCGGGTCATAGTTCCGGTTGGGGCCCACGTACCAAACGACGGTATGATTCGCCTTGATTCCCGGGCCGTTTGCAAGTTCTGCGCGGATGTTGTCCGGCACGTTTTCCGCACCGAATTTGTCCACGAGCTGCGCGGCGCTCATCTTGTAACGGCGGCAGAACGTTTGAATGCTTCCGTCCGGCCCATTCTCCATGGCATAGCTGCCAATGGGATACGGAACAAAATGGACGCCATATTGGCGGTCGGGGAATATTCCGAGCGGTGCTTGCCCGAACGCAAGCTCGAGGTAGCAGCTGTGGACGGCGGTATAGAAGTTGCTCTTTTCGAGCACGTCCGCGATGATGTCCATGCGCTCGTCAAGGATCCTGCCGAGATCGGAGTTGTCCTTGAGATCGATGTTGGCAAAGTCGAGGCGGAACCATTTGCGGCTGGGCGGCGTAAGGCCTCCCATGACGCCCGCCGCAAATATCTGGTTGCTGTCCCATGCGCAGTTATGCCAGACGTTGGTATCCTTGCGGCTTCCCGCATTGCTCTCATCATCCATGCCGTCAAAGCTCCCGAGATACGGCAGCTGATATTCGCGGATGGATTTCCATCTGGTCTCATAGGTGCTGCGCTTATCGATGAGCTGCTTGACTGTCTGCTGGACTTCCTTGCGGCTGATAGAGAGACGCGCCGCAAGGTCGCTTGCACGGATGAGCGGGGGCAGGCGTGCTCCCTGCATGATTTGTTCCTGCATATGTCCTCCTTATCCGAGGGTTGTGCGTCCGCCGCCATTGGCGAGCGTTCCGAGAATGGTCTCACGGTCGCTGCTGAGCATTGTCGATGCACGACCGCGGCGCCTGCGCTGACTTGCAGACGCGTTATCCGAGCCGATATCCGACGACTGTACGGACGTCGGTGCCGGGTCTACTTTCGGCGGCGGTGTATAACTCACGCTGCCGCCTCCTCCGCTGCACATAGGATCACCTCCTTTCGGTGTCTTGATTTCGGGCATTGGTATTTCAAAAGGGGTCATAGTCGGTGTTGCACATGGTATCTTGCCGGCCGCTTTCAACGCGGACGGGATATGCAAAAGTGAGGGCGAGCGCATCCGCCTTGTTGGGCGATGCGAGCCCGCGCTTTTTCATATCCTCTTTGCTCTCAAGCTGCAGCTTTCCGCTCCGATTCATGAATGCTTCGGGACCTGCGAGATCATCACGGAGCTGTGCATCATCCGGCAGCGCTCCGATGGTCTTAATCCAGTCCTTCATCTCTGACCACATTTCCGCGCGCTTGTTGGCGTAGTAGGGGTCCCGCGGTTTTGCGGCAAAGGATACGAGGTTCCATGTCCGCCTCATGTTGCGGCCGACGGAATAGATGCCGGTGCCGTAGCCCTGATCGATATTGACTGCTGCGGCACGGTATTGGTCCTCGAAATACGCGATGATCTCCGCCATGTGGACGTCATCATCGTTCTTCTGATATGTGGCAAGATGCTTGCACATGGATCCTTGCCGGAGGAATATCTCGAGGCTGTCCTCTCCGGTCCATGCAGGATCAACGCCAATAATGACGGGGGCAAAATCGAATTCATGCTTGTGGATAATGCGCTTTGTCGCCTCTTCGATGAGCGCGCCCGAGATGAACTGCAGTTCAGAGGCCGATGGGAATTCGCCGCGAACGCGGACTTTGAAGAAGTCGCTGTCCTCTCCTCTGGTCTCCTGCCATTCGGCAATGAGATCTTTGTTGCTGATGGCAACGTCGCGGCTGTCGATTTTCCTGGTTTTCCAGAGTGCGCGGTCACGGTGGAAGCAATCGTAGAAGCGGCCGCTGGTACGGGTCGGATTGCCGAACGCGCACCAGATGATCTCTGTGTCCGCGTCCGTCATCGCGCCCTCTGCAACTTCCCAGATGATGTTTGCGATTGCGGATGCTTCGTCAAAGACAAGGAGGATGCGGTTCCCCTGATTGTGCAGGCCGGCGAATGATTCGCTGTGATGCTCGTTCCATGGGATTGCGTCAATCCGCCATGTCTTTTCATGGCCGGGTGTGTTGGAGAAAATCGCGGTGGCCGTGTAAGTGAACATGTGCTTTGCGATAAAGCACTCATACCATTTGGACAGCTCCGCCCATGTCTTGCTTTTGAGCTGCGTGTCCGTGTTGGCCGTGATGATGCCGCGGGTATCTTCATGAGTTGAGATTGCCCAGAGGATGATCCATGCAACGAGCGCAGATTTTCCAATGCCGTGTCCGGATGCGATTGCTTCGCGGATGACTTTCCCTGGTGTCTTTAGCCCGTCGCGGATATCTGCGAGAAGGTCCAGCTGCCAGTCCTGCGGCTGCTGGCCTTCGAGCTTATCCGCGCCCCACGGGAACGCGCCATGTACGAATGCCACGGGGTCATAGGCGAGTTCGGCGAGGAAATCAATCATGCTCTGCTGCGTTGTCTGCTGCATTTTTGATCCGTTCCCTTGCCTCTTTGAGTGCCTGCGCTGCGTTTACGGTGATCTCTCCGCTGATTTTGGTTTCCTGCCGGTCGGCGTATACGTCCGGTTTTGCGCCTTTGAGCAGGAGGATGAGGAGTGCATCGCTCTTTTTCCGGTAGCTGCCGACCCGCTTGCCCTTGTAGTAGATGCCGCATTCGTCGCCTTCGACGGCGCGGCGGCGGGCTTCTTCTTCGAGGAGGTCGCCCGCCATTTCTTTGGCCTGCGCGAATCCTTTTTTGTATTCCGGGTCTTCTTTTAGCCAGTTGTAGTGCGTCTGCCGCGTGATGCCGCACGCCTCCGCCGCAGCGCCTATCGTCCCCTCCGCGATATAAGTATTTAAGAATCTATTTTTTTGCTTGCTGTTTACGAATCTGTAAACTTGCTTTGCCATTTTCAGCGTCCTCCTTTCCCTTGCGCTGTCTGCGTTTACGGCTGTTTTTGTCCGCGGTCATTTTTCGGTGATTCCATGTGTAAAATGACCGCGGCATTTTTCGGTGCAATTTTTCTGCCCGTTTTTGGGCAAAAGAAAAAAGCCATATGCAATCTGCACATGACTTTCACTGTATTTATTTTATCACGTATTTTCGGACTTTTTTCCCGGAAAGTTTTAATCCTGTGTTTCCGCTCTGCTCTAAGGATTGCAGGATTATTGCGTTTTCTTTTTGCGTTTTTTTCTAATCTTGCGCGCTAAAATACACGCATGAGCCCCATCTGACAGGCACATGCGAGAGCGTATGATCGGATATGACGTATGGTTTCGTAGTAGGTGTTTTTGCTGATGTAGAGTTCGCGGCATATCTTGTGATAGCCATGCCGCTTGAGATATTTCCGGATATAGATTTGCTCTGCAAGAGATCCGCGGATGCTGCTGCGCACTTCGCTCTCGACGCGCGCCCAGTTTTCGAGCTCTGCTTTATACTTTCCGTCTACTTCCAGCAGATCAGCATTTCGGATCGCCGTCCGCTCCGTCGGATTTTTTCCGCCGGCCGGATCGTATCGTTTTCGTCGGCGCTCCATGCGTGTCACCGCATAGAGCATTTGATCGATGCGGTTGTAGATTTTTTTGTCCATGCCCTCTCCCAGTTTCGATTTTTTCGAAATATGCGATGGTCAGCGGATATCCCTCGGCCGTGTAAGTGCTGTAAGACAGATCTTTGAGCAGGCGATATCCCTTCGGCGGATCGATTTCCGTCTTGTAGGCCTCCGCCCGTGTCACCTTTGTTTTCTTCGGGACGGTCCGCAGGAGATTCCGGCTTACTTGTATGCGTCCCGAGTGCGCCGCGACTTTCTCTTTCGTGAAATAGTCCGCCAACCGTTCCGCGTCCCGCAGATGCCCGCCGTAGAGCTTGACTTCCACATTGCCGTGCGGCCATGCCTTTTTTATTTTTTCGAGCTCTGGTTTCCCAAGCGCCGGCAGGAGAATGTGACCGTGTGGCCGACCGCTTCCCGTCAGATTCTCGAGCACGGATATATATCTCGCCGGCATTCCCGCCTTCTGGTAGATTGCGCGGACCCTGCGCTTGAATTTCTCGAATTCCTTTTGGATTGTTTCCGTATCCGGAACTTCCCGGAACGTACAAGTCAGGTACCAATCCCCCGCCTCGAAGTTATCCACAAGGAGACGGGATAACTTTTCCGCACGGAGACGACGATTCACTTCCAGCTGCGTCTGCTTTGTGACATTTTGCCGTTTTGCTCTTTTCTCACGGATCTCCGGACGGAGCGGCAGCGCTCTCTGAGAATAATATTTCTTTTCGATTCTGAACCTCTTGTTGTTTGATTCCCAGATTGATTTTAGGTAGGCCATCGCAGCTTTCCTCTCCGCACGTATATTTATGTCGCTATATTAATTCCTTTATCGAGCAGATAAGGGGATAGGGTATCCCCTTCGATTTGAGAACACACGTATTTATATTTTCTCAGCGGACGCCGCCGAGAACTCTGCTCGATAAAATCCTTCTATATAATATAGAAGGAAATGTTTTTCATTCGTCTTTTTTAAAAAGCCAAACATAGATACAACCGAGGAACATCACGAGGATATACACCCCGCCAATGGCAGGTGCAATAAAAGTCAGCAAGCCAACTGCCAAGTAACCGAGAACCACGATGATCGGCAGCGCAAGGATGCATCCGATCGTTATAAGGATCTTTTTTATTGTTTTCATTTCTGCTTCAGCTCCTCGTCCAGTTCGATAATGATCCGTTTGAGCTGACAATTCTCAGCACAGAGCCGTTCGATGTCTCGCTTTTGTATCTCGATGCGATTGGTGAGTTTTCGGAGCCCAATATACAGATCATCAATCGCCGCGACACGAGATTCGAATTCATCTTCCAACGTGTATAAAACGCTATGTATAATCGGATCTTTCATCGACGCCTTTATCTTTTCGATATCATATGGCGTTCTCATTTCTGCACATCCTCTTCCATATCGGGCCTACACATACATGGCCCTTCTTTTTCCTCCATCTTCCGCACCTTTTCATCCAGTGCAATAATGATCTTTTTGAGCTCGCGGTTATCATAGGAGAGCTGCGCTATATTGCGCTTCAATATGCCGATTTTGTCGATCACTGGATTTATTTCATCATGCAGCTCACCGATTGCCTTCATAAGCGCACCAAAATCCACCTTCGGTTAATACAGGCACTCATTCAAAATCGGGCGATCCAGTGACGCTTTTATTTCATTGATATTATAGGACGGGTTCATTTTTATACCTCCTCTTCATGATAGCCGCGCATCCGGTTCTTCTGGTTTACACGGCGCTGCCACTCATCACGCTCCTCCTCATCACATCCCAGCGCATCAAGCCATGACGTACAGAGAGTGATAACATCCGTCAATTCCATCACAAGGCGCTCCCGCGTGTCAGCAAGCCTGTCACCGCTCTCTATTCCGCATCGCTCGACAATATCCCAATAATCCGCCGCCTCCAGGAAGACCTCATTCGTCTCCTCTGACAGCTTCTTCATCCACTCCATCGTAGATGCGCCACGGAATTTCTTACATGGAATCGGTTTAATCATTTTGCTTTTCCTCCTCTTATCCGTAGAGCTCATCTCTCATCTCATCAATCAAATCCGCCACATCCTCCCTGCTCATATTCTCAATCGGGTAATCCTCAAAGTCATACCCGAGCTCTTCCATCAGCGCCTTCAAGCGCTGTATCTGCTCACTTGTCGGCTGTTCCATTTTTGTGATCCTGATTATTTGCATTTTCTAACTCGCCTTCTCTATAATCCGTCTTATCACATAATCCGCGCACGGCTGCGCCATGCCGTTGCCGAGTGCCTTGTAGCGTGCTGTGTCGCTTCCTCCTTCGGTGTAGCCGTCAGGCAGTCCTTGCAAGCGCTCGCACTCGGTTGGTGTGAGGCGGCGCACAATGGAGTAGGATAGCGCGAGGTTTTCGCTGCCACCACCGTAAGCATCTCCCGATGCACGCAGAGTTGCGACTTTTCCCGCTTCGTATTCACTGTATGACTTCGCCCCATCTATTTGAGCGACCGTATGACGGTCAATCGTATTGGGCGTATAGGCGGTTTCTGCAAGTATGCCCTTCCCATTACCGCCGTTCTCTATCTTGCGGTCAATGGTATTTCCTGCGATGCAGTAGGCGTTCACAATAGGAACATTATGTCCCCCTGTTCCCATTCGTGCAGTAAGCGTCGGGATTTTTCCATCTTTGACTGGGCGAATTACATCGTCTCTGTGTTGAATGTCGTAGATTGCGACGTGCTGCTCTTTTCCTGCGATCAAGGTAGGGGCGCACTCTCGCGTGTATCCGATGTTTCCCGCAGAGGGGGCTGCTTTCCCGATGAAGTCTACTGACTTAATAACAACAGTAGGTATATGAGCACTAGCACACAATGGATGACACGGAGAACCGTATCGTGGGCGGTTTCCATTTAAGGGGGATGTAATTTGTGTTGTGTCAAATGGCATCACAGAATCGCTTGGCGTTCGAGTGCAATCTTCAACTCCTCGGGCAGCTCTTTCCCTCTCTCCTGGGCTCTCCGCAGTATCCCTTGACACGCCCTCGGACTCAAATAGTATTTCTCCGGCACATCTGTCATGGGCTGCAAAATCCGCGACAAGGAAGATGCGACGTCTTCGTTGGGGGACTCCCCAATATTGAGCGTCGAGGACACGCCATGCAATTTGACACGCGTCGCATTCAACCATTCCGGCGTTTGCCCATTTCCCATTTGGAGGTATTGGAATTTCGGTCTGTCCGATTTCTTCAAGCATGGCTCTAAAATCAGCGCCCTTGTTGCTCGAGAATGCTCCAGGCACGTTCTCCCAGACAAAGAACCGAGGATACCGCCCCCCCCGTGCGTATTCGCATTCCTCGAACAAGCTCAACTGCTGTTCGGAATAAGCCACTGCGTTCACCATCCAACCCCTTTCTTTTTCCCGCGATCGAGAGATCCTGACACGGACTGCCCGCGCAGATGATGTCCACAGGCTCTATCGCATTGGGGTCAATCTTCGTAATGTCCCCGAGCTGCTTCACGTCGGGGAAGTGCCGCGCCGTCACAGAGCACGGAAACGGCTCAATCTCGCTTGCCCATACAGGTGTTACCCCTGCATGACGCGCCGCAAGGAGCCACCCGCCTATCCCGTCAAACAGACTGCCAATCGTCATGATCTATTCATACCCCGCCATCCTCAATGACATTTCCATCTTCATCCTTTCCGAACGTATACACGCCCTTCTTGACCTTGATTTTTGTGATCTTGTGTTTCATTTTCCTGCTCCTTTAGCGGCTCACCGCCTCGAGAATCTGATACAGCAAATACGCAATGATAATCAGTAATATCACCTGCATTTCTAACTCACCTCTTCTCCAAATACATCCTTTTCTTCAAAACGGAATATCATCCTCAGATACCACTGTTCCCGGCAACTCCCCGGAATCTCCGGATACTTGCCCGACATATCCTTTCGGCTTCGCCCCAAACTCCACTTCGCGCGCGATGACCTCGATGGCAGACCATTTCACACCGTTTTTCTCGTAGATGTTCTGCGCAATCTTTCCGGCGATTGTCACCTTCTGCCCTTTTACCAGATTCCGGCTGCACACCTCACCGAATTTACCCCAAACCGTCGCGGGGATAAAATCCGTACGTTTATTTTCTCCGTATCCATCATCCACTGCGATATTCAGACGGCAGACACACTTCCCGGATTTCGTATATCGCACCTCCGGCTCCTTCGTCAGTCGCCCCGTCCCAGTCCAGATGTTCATATAGATTTCTCCAACGGCAGCCATATCGTGCACGCACACGATATGGTCCGGTGGAAGCTGCAGCACGCATCAAAGGTCTGCATCATTTTCCACCCTTTCCGTATTCTCTCCATGTTCCGCTCACCACATGCGACTGCCGGAACTCCGGCAGGATTGACAGCTCGCCCGCGCTCGTACAGTAGCGCACCAGCATTCCCTGCTCCTGCGCCGCTTTCAGCTCTGCCATACACCCGCGGCTCTCCTTATAGTTGCCGCTCATAACGACACTATCGCAGGCGATCAGCATCTCGATGCAATACTCCATCACCTGCTCATACGACATACCCGCAAGCGGATCAAACGCCGCAAGCGGATTGAGAAACAAAATATCCGGATGCAGCTCCTGCAGCTTTCGGTGTATCTCCGCTGCCTCTGCCTTGTTCTTTTCCTCATCCCCCGTATAGGGATGAGAGATATAGCACCATTTCATGACGCTTCCTCCTCTTCCGTATTTCCGTCCTCTATGAAATCAAACAGCGTTGGCGCGCTGCGCTTTGCTTCCTCCACTTTGAGATAACCAACCCCGTCGCGGAAATAGTCCGCGTTGAGTTCCGTCGCCATACCGCGCCGCCCCAGCTTCAACGCACAGATAGGGACGGTCATCAGTCCCCCGAACGGGTCAAAGATGAGGTCTCCCGCGTTGCTGTACCTCTCGATCAGCCGGTCGACGATATCAAATTGCAATGGGCACACATGGAGCTGCTTGCCCTTCTGCGCTTGCAGCGTGTTCATGGTCCGCATGCGGTTGATATCGTCCCACACATCATCAGACCAACTTCCGGGCGCGACGACCATAAACGTCGCGGGCAGTTTCTTGTCTTTGTCGAGGCTCTCCGCCATCGCGACGTGCTCCTCATAGTCATAGATGCTCTCACGGCTATACTTGCGATAGACGCGTTGGAGGTCCGACACAGGGAACTGCATGACCTCATCCTTTGTCAGAGGTCTGTCTCCGCTGCTGCGCCAATATCCATGCGCATCGATCTGCCACCGTCCACGGGTATACTCTTCTTTTGTCTTTGTAACCGGAGTATCTGCATATGCTTTGGATGTGTCCGACGGCAATTTGCGGAATAGCAGGATATACTCAGGGCACCCGACACCCATCTTGCTTCCGTCCTTGCACTGCTCCGTCCAGCCGAGGCGGTATGTCTGGTTATTCTCGCGCACAACGTCGGTCACGACCGTGATCATGCCAAAATACTGGAATCCGTGCCGCATGTAGTGATCAATGCAGAGCGCATGGAACGGCTCGATGGTCGGCATGCCCGTCCCCGTCGCATTGCCAAAGAGGACACGATCTTTGACATGACAGGCAAACACGCGCCCGGGCTTTAGGATGCGCAGCAGCTCGGGGCTCAAATAGTCCATCTGCTCGAAGAATCGCGCTGTGTCCTCATTGTGCCCGAAGTCGTTGTAGCTCGCCGTGTACTCGTAGTGATTGGAGAATGGGATTGAGGTCACAATCTCATCAACGGAATCATCCGCCATCCGCTTTGTCTCCTCAATGCAGTCATTATGGATTGCCGTCCATCCGTCGCCCTTTACCTCCACGCGATCAACTCCTATGCTTCGTCCCATCTCAGCCGCCGCCTGTGCACCGCCAAGCCCATACTCTTTGATGATATCCGCCATCTTTTGCGTCAGGTGATTGTACTGCGTCCATTTGTGCTGCAGTACCTTGAGTATTTCCTGCTCACTGTCCATGTAGATGATGTCTACGATCACCTTCTCCGGCTGCAGGAAGCGATGACAGCGGTGAATTGCCTGGATAAAATCGTTGAACTCATAGTCAATGCCGAGGAAGATCATGCGGTGACAATGCCGCTGAAAGTTGCACCCGCTCCCAGAGAGTTCCTTTTTCGTTGCGAGGAGCCTGTATTTACCGTCGGAGAAGTCGATTGTGTTCCGCTCACGCACGTCCATATCCTGTGCGCCGTATATTTCCCGCGCCTCCGGCAGCGCCTTTTTGATTGCGTAACGCTCTGCCTCGAGGTCGTGCCAGATGATAAAATGATCTTCCGGTGCAGCATCGATGATGCGTTTTGCCTCCGCCATCCGCGCATCAATGCTTTCACGTTTTTCGCGGGCCGCCTCTTTGAGCCCCTGCGCTGCATCGTGAAACATTTTGATCTGCCCGTCCTTCTCCTCGCTTATTTCGGGAGGCCGTCCAAGCTTGTGATAACGCACCTCGAGTTCCGGCAGATCATAGCCGGTATCGTCATAGCCGAGGTTGGAGGGCTTTTGGATAAATAGCGCCCATGTCGATAGCCACAACCAGAACTCTTTTTCCTTGTGCGGATAGAGTGTCAGGTTGTTTGCCTTCGTGCTATCCCGCTTGAAAAATCTGGTGAGCGCCTGCCCCGTGTCCATGATCTCAAGGTACCCCGCATAATGAATGAGTTCCTTGTATTTGTTCGGGGACGGCGTTGCCGTAGAGACGAGTTTATACGGTACGCCGCGAAATTTGTTCAGGAATGTTTGATAGGTCTTGCTCCCAAAGGAGCGCAAGACCGCGGCCTCGTCAAGCGACGTGCCTGAGAACGCATCCGGACGAATGTCGCCGTCGCGGACACGCTCATAGTTTGTTATCATCAGCCAGCCGGGCGCGGATTCCGCCTCTGCCATATTGCGCACATAGACAGGCGCATCCATATGCAGGAGGTTTTCGGCGTCGCGGATAAACTCCTGCTTGACCCCGAGAGGACACACGATCAGCATCTTCCCCCCCTTATGTGCGTGGATAATACGGCACCATTCGAGCTGCATTATCGTCTTGCCAAGCCCGAATGCGGCGAATATTGCCCTGCGCCCGCCCTGTACTGCCCACATGACCGCATCCCGCTGATGTGGTTTCAGTACGGCGCTGATCTCTTCCGCATCAATGGCAACGCCGCTTTTTTTGGCAATCACCATTTTTGACGCGAGGAAGTCCCGATATCCCCTCTTCATCGCAATCCTACCTTTGCATTTTCCTTCTGTGCGTGCTACAATGAGCACATAACATCTTTTCCTTCTGCGCTCAGAGTGGTGCCAGCCACTCAGGGCGCTTTTTCTTTGCTCAAAATCTTTTCCAATTCCCGGAACACCCTCTCTATTTCCTCTTGTGGAACCTTTTTGCCAATCATCGTCTGACGTGCAAGATCGTCCAGAATCACCGAAGCAGTAAAAAGGCGGGCAACTTCTAATCTTGAATCATCCGTCTGTTTTGCTCGTTCGACGATGATCTCGACCGCTTTCGGGATGATAGTATCTGCACCCCCTCTCGTAGCGATTCCAAAAGAATCATCCAAATCTGCTGCACAAATATATGTCTCGCATACATCAAAGGCGTCGACAGCCTTTACAAAATCCTCCCTTGTCATTTCTTCTCCTCCTTTTCAAGCGCCCGCGCCGCTTCGAAATACGCAATCACCGTCAAATACTCCCGGCGATATTTCAACGTATCTTCCTTTTCCTCGGGGTACACTGCATTGATTCGTTCTTTGAACTTCTCCAATGTCCCGCCCTTGTAGTCGTTCCAGCATCCGCACTGCACAACGTCATCCGTCGCGTTATATACTGTGTAATCCTTCCGACTTCCAATCGGGCCGACTTGCAATATTGTTTTCGGCAGGTCGGCACCGTACAGGTCGGCATTGCGCAGGTCGGCACCGTACAGGTTGGCATTGCGCAGGTCGGCACCGTACAGGTCGGCATTGCGCAGGTTGGCATTGCGCAGGTCGGCACCGTACAGGTTGGCACCGTCCAGGTTGGCATTGCGCAGGTCGGCACCGTCCAGGTTGGCATTGCGCAGGTTGGCATTGCGCAGGTCGGCACCGTACAGGTTGGCATTGCGC